TACACATATAGAGAAGTCATACGAGCCTCAAGAAGCTAGTGTTGGATTCAAAGGCGAAGCACAGAAATCAGACTATCGTGAGAGTGAAATTCGTTGGATTGATGTCAATAAAGAAAAAAACATGACTGAATTACTCTGGTCTTATGTCAATAGAGCAAATCGAGACAGTTTTGATGTTGATGTAAGATATCTAAATGAAGTACAATACACAACATACTATGGGACTAATAATGGCCGTTATGATTGGCATCATGATGTAGACTTTCGTAACAATCAGCCATATCATAGAAAACTTAGTGTAACAGTACAATTAAGTGATGCATCTGAATATGAAGGTGGAGACTTTGAATTTGACGGCGATATTGATCAACTACCACCAGAACACAAAGAGAAAGGCACAGTTCTTGTATTCCCTTCATTCTATGTACATAGAGTAAAACCCGTCACAAAAGGCGTAAGAAAATCATTAGTAGCCTGGTTTGAAGGCCCACATTGGAGATAACATGAGACTATTAATCAAACAATACGAAACAAAAAGAATAATGCAAGATAGAAGTCTAGTTGGTATACCAAGATTTATTATAGAAGAACTAATCGATGGTAAATGGACAACTACAAGAGTCTATTCAAGATTATGGTACAGTTACAGTAAAGTTCAACAATTAGAGGATTTAACATGAGCAGACAGAATGTAGAAATACAAATAGTATTAAACTATAATGACCAACCATCAGAGAGAATAGATGGTGTCAATCATCCTACCAGAGAACGAATCATGAGAGACTTATATGAATTGTTAAAAGATGGCCAATGCCCATATTATAAAGAGATAAGAACAACAGTAAAGGAGAAACAATGAATATATCATACAGTAAACTCAAGAGTATGTGTTTAACATATCCAAATGATCAACAGTTAGGAGCTTTCGTAAGAAGTCTATACTTTTCAGAAGAACGCGCGCAACAGACAATAACCGAAGGCACGAGCGTTACGAGCTTAGATTCAGAAATGGAGAAAGCTCATAGACTATTAGAAGACGAGAATAGATTCGCTCCTAATACATCAAAAGATTATACAATCAATCCCGAAACACAACTAGAAATAGACTTCAAATAATCGTTATAAATACTTCTTATCATGGCAATAAGAAGATATACAGAAAGTCAAAATGTACGATTCGAAGTACATATCGTAGAACTATTAGACGAAGCTTTACAGTCGCAATGGTGTAAAGACAAAGGATTCAATAGAAGTGACTTAATACGACATCTAGTTCGTATAGGACTAAACAATTTCACACGAAGTCAGCCAATGAATAGAGAGTTTATGAATGAGAGAGAAGACTCTTTCAGTAGTACAGGTTTTCATCAGAATGATGTCAAAGACTTATTCGAGGCGAAATAATGTGGTTTGAAGACATTCTCATAGTACTTATAGTGTCTTCTCTATGGCTATGGCTGATACTAGTACTCTCTAAGGGTAAACTAATGTCTGTAAACACAAAGAGAACACATAGAAACTCCTATAAAACGACGCGTGAACGAAGAAGTGAAGTCCCTAGTGAAAACAAAAAGAAAAAAGTCTAAGAGTTCTCCAAAGCTTCATAGAGTTTACTGTACTTACATGCCAGACGGCCGCTACTATATAGGCTATAGTTGTAAGACAGAGAAACAGTTCGAGAAGTACTACGGCTCTAGTAGTATAGTCAAAGAAGCAATAGAGAATAACGAAACACTTCAGAAAGAAGTAATACTTCAGTCTCCCAATAGAAACGAAGCTAAGATACAAGAGTTTCTACTACAATGGCAATGTAGGCATGACAGTCTATGTTTAAATGATATGATACACATAAGACTAAGACTTAAATACTTATCAGAGTTTACTCCAGTCGTATGGGCGCCGCGACATTCTAAAGATACATTCGTATTAACAGAGAAAGGCTATCAAGCACGACAATAGCCTCCCCGGGACGAACACTAGGGGAAGCTTATATCTAAACTGTTTTAATTAACTACTAAGCCTTCATAAAAGAAATCAAGTTCCCATTCAGGCCCTTTGACTTTCTCTATATGATTCATTGCATCGTTATCATGGCCTTCACTATATAGAAAGTATTGACATTCAGAGATATTAATTATCTCAGGAATGCGTGTTGCTATATGTTCAAGTTTGATTCCGTAAGTCTTGTTGTTTTCTGTATTTTTCATTATGTACATAGTATATCAAAAGGGTACCAGCGCTATCAAGTTTTTTCGTGTATATAATTTCGTGTATATAAAGAGGGGGGTAGGTGGAGACTCAGAAAATCTCATATCGATACTAGGGTTTATGGCAACCTGGTGGTTCAAGGAGATCTAAACGGATTTCAAAACCGTTATTTAAAAATTTTTTTTTCTATATTTTTTTGGGTGAAAACCAATTTTCAGAAATGGAAGTTAAACTTTAATCCTATCTCATAGTTATTGTATACTGTATTAAGATAGATACCATTCATGATACCTAATGTAAGTGTTCTTTCATTTGGGTTCTTATCTAGTATATGATATGCTAATCCTGTCATTACTGTTTTAAGTATAATTAAATCTTTCTTACTTGGGTTTCTACCTAGTATTGGATTTGTCTCTATAAGATTGTTCTTATGTAGATAGTAAGGGTCTCTTTGTTTCTCTATAAGGTCAAATGTTTGAGCTGTATCTATTACATTAAGTGCCATGTATGTATACCATAGATTCTTATCTTTTTGTTCCCAAGTTTCAAAACCAGAGTGTGCGACTAGTGGTAATAGTAATAGTATTGTTGTTATGATTGTTTTCATGATAATCCCCATATAGTTATTAGAACTACGATTAGTACTAGTATTTGTTCTATTGTCATCTTCTACCTAGTATATATCTAAATTCTTCTTCTTCGATATCTTTAGCTAGTACCATTCTTAGATTTCTTTCTCTATCTTTGATAAGCCGTTTTTCTTTTAGTATGAGTTGTTCCTCTGTAAGAGTAAACAGTTTTAGATTTCTTTCTCTACTTTCTACCATTTACTTACTATGTTTATCATGATTATATAAGCACATAGAAGATTAGACACTACTATGAATGTTCTTATGATTGTGATTACATTGTCGTTTCTAGGGTCATATCCGTCTTGTTCACTATACGAACCTAGAGCGTGTTTCCAGATTGTCCAGAGTCTTCTCATATTACTTATTTATTGAAACCGCGGGTACCCTTTTTGTATAATATGTACATGATGAAAAATTACTTACGAAAACTAGATGTTTGGTTCTTTACAAGTCCAACTGTCGGTATGACATTCCCTTGGGTTGTTATATTTGGTTTAATTCAAACTGTATCCTGGGTTATATCTTAATACTTGTAACCGCGGGTACACTTTTTGTATAATATGTGTATAGTAAAAATTTAGAGGTAAATATGAAATATAATGTAATACTAAAAATCCCATCTGAGAAAGAGGGTTCTTATGATAAGAATAAGATTGTGACTTTTGTGAAAAGTCTAGGTTGGAAATTGTTACCTGTTCAAGGTACTTATAATAAATTTTGGATTACATCTAAAGTTGAGAATGGTAAAAGATACGAAATGATGGATGGTTCAAAATACTATAAACTAGTAGTGAACGATAGAGACTTTGGTATCGAATGTGGTGGTGACTACAATGGTTGGTCATTCGCTAGTGAGATAAGACAAATAATTAGGAATAAAAGGGAGGCAGCGTAATGTCGAAAAATTATGTTAAGTTAAAAGATTTGAAAGGATTTGATGATGAATTTCTTAATGCTCTTGGTGAGTTAGAACAAAGAATTTTTGAATCATATGGTCAGTTCATGAAACCAAGAGATGGTGAAGTTGAACATTCAATGTTTACAGAGTTCAAACAGAACTTTGGTTATGACACTAGTGGTCGTAAATATCTTAGATTAGTAAATGGTGCTTTCGGAAGTTCCGCTTCAGTATGGGGTTTCATTGCTAAAACAGATTTCGAAGTGGACAGTAAAAGAAAAACTGGTCCTGCAAAAGTTGTCTTCAAAGAAGGTGACTTACTTAAATCAGCTGGTTGGGCAACTCCAGCACTCAATGCTCCAAGAGGTAACATCTTCATGGAAGATTACAAAGTTCAATGGACAGGTCCGAATTATCTATGATAAATTTCCAAAGACCAATAGTTTATAGTGATACCAATCCTCACCCTAAATGGGAGAAAGGTTGGTATTCAAAAGGTCGTAAGTATCCACCGATAACAGATTTTGATAATTTTGAATGTATCGAAGAAGTAACAGTATGGGATAAGGTAGAATTCAAAGTACCTAGTCATACTTATGTTCTCAATGGTGGTGGTAACTTATGTGGGTACTTTGTTAGAAATAACATTGATAGAGAACATTGGGTTGAATTTGGAAGACCTGGTACATTCAGTAAAAGTAGAAGAAAGTTTAAAAAAGTTAAAATAGGGTATTTACCAATGTGCTTGTAACCGCTGGTACCCTTTTTGTATAATAGTAACAATGATTAAAAGTATCGTGAAATTAACCAAACAAGTCGTAGCTTCACTAGCTATCCAGCTTAGACATGGAACCGAGAACTCATTCGTGATGGGTGAGGTAGACAAAGTTGGTTTGATACCATTCCTAGATTGGACACCTGCGAGAGGGTCACTCGGTCTAGGTTTGAATTTCAATGAATTGAGATTGTGTAAGTCAATCCGCGTTTCAGAGGAGCATCAGTCTCAATTCATTTTTAGTAGTTTAATTAATGAGGTAAGTATATGATGAAATCAATATTATTTATTCCCTGTACATCTGGTACAGCGGGAGGTTCTAGACAAGGAACCATAAACGCTTCGTTTGCTGATTTGAAAGAAATGTTCGGAAAGCCAGCGTTCGAAGGTAAAGGTGACAATATCACAACAGAGTTTGTGATTGATTATGAGTATCATGATGATATAACAGAAAATACTGAAAGAGGTACTTTCTCTTTATATGATTGGCATTACTCAAGGAATTTTGGTGATGATTATGAAAAGATTATCTGGAATGTTGGTGGTAAAGGATTGTGTGATTCACTTGCTGCTGACTACGCAATTAGGATTTTTAATGATACCGATACTAGATATGGGTATGATGATGCTGTCTTATGTCATGCAACTTGGCATGATATTTCAGATATGGCAGCTTAGAATTTTGAGAGAGGGATCCCGAGTGGTATTTCGTAAATTGGGTTTCGTAATGATATATACTGTAGCAAGTGAAATTTCCCTAAGTGTACTGACTCCTTCTCTCAATCCCTTTTAATATATATGGACACTTTACAATACATTATTTTAGTAGTTGGTGGTTTCAGCTGGGTAGCTTTAATCACTTGGTGTCTATATTATATTATATATGAAGGTCATTCAAATGATAAATAAAAACATGACGGAGTTTGCAAAGAAAGAATTAGAAAACTCAAAAAGAATTTTTAAGTCAGCAACACCTAAGTACACTTTGGATTGGTACATTAAGTGGTTGGCTTCAGGCTTTGTATTGGCGGCAATGTCAATACGAGGTATTCCAGAACTTCAATATTTAGATTTAGTATTATCTGTTATTGGAGTATTCGGTTGGTTGGTCGTTTCTGTTCTCTGGAAAGACAGAGCATTAATTATTGTAAATGGAGTCGGACTTATGTTCTTAACCAACAACCTAATCCAAAGTATATTATGAAAAGATATCAAGCTATATTCGTAGCAACAGTAGTTGCAACAGTTTTCTACTACAACTATTCAATTAAAGATACAGTAGAAGAAATTCAAGAAACTATTGAATCAACTAACGAAATCGTTACAGAGATTCAAATCACATTAGAAAGTACACCATATGGTCTAACAAATGATTATCATTGTTTAGCATCAAACATTTATTGGGAAGCACGCAATCAATCATTGAGTGGTAAGTTAGCTGTAGGACAGGTTGTTCTCAATCGGGTTGACAGTAGACGATTTCCTGATACAATATGTAATGTGGTTACACAAGCAAAGTATTACCCTAGTGGTAAAATAGATTTACACGATTGTCAATTTAGTTGGTATTGTGATGGGAAATCAGATATCCCTTTAGAGCATGAAATGAGTATATATGAACAATCATTCGAACTAGCTGTAAAACTCCTGGAGAACAGACCTATGGACTTTACAGAAGGTGCTACACATTATCATAGTACTAAAGTAAATCCTTATTGGGCAAACTCATTAAGTAAGGTAACGAGAATTGACGATCATATATTTTATAGGAAATAAATTATGTCATATATAAATTTGGGTTCATCAATGAGATATGGACCAAGTGGAAAAAGAAGAAAAACAAACGCGTGGACAACTAAGAAAAAAACTCCACCACCAAGAACAACAATGAAACCTGATCAAAGAACTCTTGATAGAATGAAAGCAGCACAAGAACATAGAGAGAAATATCCTTCTCTTACTTCAACAGGTTATACACCAACCAAATATGATGATTCTTACAAACAAGAAGTATCAAAAAACTATACTGTAGCTATAGGATATAACAAAGGAGCGTATCAAGTTATACCAAATGATGAAATAAAGCACATCGGAAAATAAAAAATATTATATATAATTAAATGGCAGTTAAAAAGACAAAAAAGAAATCAGTTAGAAAAACTAGAGCTCAAGTTAAAACTCTTGATGAACAATACATAGGTTCTGAACCTGGTGTAGACTTTTTCGAAGAAGGTGGTAACTTACACAGGTATTTCAATTGGTATAATTATATGTATGACAGGAAGAAAGTTAACCAGGTCATTATTTCTTATGCTAAACAATTTGGTTATAAGAATGCACCGAAGTTTGCACGAATGTTTCTACCTCAATCATTAGCTGCCATTATCACAGGTTTAGAAAGAGGTGTAAAATTTCCAATACACAATGACTTTCCAGAAGAAGAAGGTCTATCAGGATATCAAAAATTTATTCATCAAGAATTAAGAAGTTGGAATAAGTCAGCACAAGAACTTAATCCCGAACTATTAAATACTGATATGGTGGTCAAAAAGAAACGAGTATCAGTTCAAGAGAATATCAACAATAAAGGAAAATCACTATTAGGTGAAGTTGACCGTGCAATTGATATGTGGGATGTAGAACCATTTGATATGTACAAATATTTAACAGAACAGAAAGCTTCATCAGCAGTAGCGAACTCAATCGTCAATGAATGGGAACCTTTGATTGAAGAACTTAAAGAAGTTAAACTAGGTGAATGTAAACAACTCAAAGAAGGTTATAGTCATTTATCTAAAAGTGAGTTAGATGATTTTTATAACTTTGTACTTAAAATAAAAACTGATACAGAAAGATATGTGGAGAATAATAAACCTGTGAGAAAACCAAGAAAGGCTAAAGCGATTAATGCAACAAGGGCTGTTTCTAAATTAAACTACTTAGACCATGACCCTGAAAATAGAATTAAGTCAATCGACCCTAGTAAAATCATAGGTTGTAAACAGTTATGGGTTTTCAATAGTAAGACTAATGAAATGATACAGTATAATCAAGAAGACCGTGCTGGTTTATCAGTTAAAGGTACAACTATACAAAATTACGATTCCAAATCATCAGGTAGTAAAAAACTTGGTGTTAAAACAGATCATTTTATAGATCGTGTTTTAATGGGTGGTCCAATTGTACTAAATAAGATTATGAGTGAAATAAACTCTAAGTCTAGTAAAGTTACAGGACGAATAAATAATAATATGATATTACTAAAGGTGGATTAAATTATGGCTATAGATTATAGTAGAATACCAAGTGATGCTTCTCCAGTTGAAATCTTAACTGCAGCATCAAAACTTAAAACAAAAAAAGAAAAAATCGAACTTCTAAGACAATACGAAAATCATCCAGGGTTCATGCATATCCTTAGAGGAGCATATGCTGACAATGTTGAATGGTTATTACCAGAAGGTGACTTACCAGAAGGTGTTGTTCCTAGTGCAGCTGTTTCAGTTGACACTGCAGAAGATAGATTGATTAGAGCATTCAGACAATTTCAGTATCTTGTAAAAGGTGGTGCTGATGTTCAACAAGCTAAGAGAGAAGAAATCTATTTAAATATGTATAGGTCACTTCACAGCTCAGAAGCTGAACTCTTAAAGTCAATCGTACAGAAGAAATTACCATACAAAGGAATAACTAAGAAATTAGTTGCAGAAGCATTTCCTAATGTATGGACTGAACCTGTATAAATAATAATATGAGTAATAAATTAGGACTAACATTAGAAGAAAGAACTGTTTTCTACAACACACCTGATGGAAAGAAGGTAGGTGAGTTAAGACAGTTTGACCCTGTTGTGGGGATACTATCATTGCATGACCCTATGAAAAATACTCAAATAGAATTTTTATGGGACTCTAGTACAAGTACATGGAAAGGTATTGGAGTTCAATCTGGTTACACAGCAGAGGTTTCTTTTGAGACACCTATCACTAAACAAGTAGATAGTGATGTTCCTGCTAAAGCAACCAGCGTGTCAAGATTTCCAAGTTAAATCATGAATGTGGGTGAGATTTTACCCGACAAGGTTTTACATAATGAGAAATCAACAACTTCAAATAAGGAGGTGATCGAAACTGTTATCATGAAGGTTACGAAAACATTAATCACTTATAGGAGGACACGAAACAGAGCTTGACAGAAATCAAGTTCGATAGTAAAATGAATATATGAATTGAGATTGTGTAAGTCAATCCGCGTTTTAGAGGAGCATCAGTCTCAATTCATTTTTAAGAACCATATATTATGACAGGAGAAAAATATGGAAACTAAAATAGTAACAGTCCAAGACATAGCTGGTGTTATCTCTATTATAGATGTATGCTCGTCAAGAGGTGCATTTAAAGGTGAAGAACTAGCTGGTGTCGGAAGACTTAGAGAAACTTTTCTTGCTGAGGTGAAAGAACAACAAGGTGATGCACCAGCTCCAGAAGCTGTTGATACACCAGTTGAAACACCAACCGAAGATGGTGGACCAAAAGAAGAAACCTCTAGCTAATATCGATATAAGTGAGAGGGATTCATGTCCCTCTTTCTTTTAATTAACAGACACGAATATGCCAATAAAACTAAAACAATCAGCAGTAGTAAGAGATAGACAAACAGGTAAAATTAAAACTGAACATTACTACATCAAAAATATATCGAAGTCTGAATTGTTCGAAGAACTAAATAAAGATAACACTAAGCCAAAAGTAAAACAAAAGATTAGAAACGAATTAACAAGGAGAGGTATCAAAATAGTAATGATACCAAAAGAAGATTAATGGTTTGGGTACCTTTAAAAAACGGTTCGGGACAAGTAGTTAAAGATATAAAACTTAAAAGTCCGGACAATAAAACTTATACTGTAGTTAGTAACAGTAGAAAAGGTATTAATCGATATGAGATTACTTTAAAAGCTAGTGATGGGTCAACTAAGAAAGTGATGAATCATGATATCATGAAAAAGAAATCAGACCCGGACCATGAACCTTGGGAAGTAGTTGGTGGGTTTCATAGTCCTGCTGAACTAGCAAAGATCAATAAATCAAAAAAAGTTGATCCGGATGCTAACAAACCAAGACCACAAAGAAAGTCGTTTTGGAAACAAGATAACAAACCAGGAACACATAGTCATAGTCAAAAACAAAGACTATCAAAAAAAGAAGAATTTAAAAAGTTCTCAGAGTATTTTAAAAATGAGTGAAATTAACGATTTTGGGTTTACCGCTGTAGACCAAGACGAACTAAAAACCAAGACCGGTGAAGATGCTGGTATTGGTGAAGAAGTAGCAAAGAAACTAGAACAAGTTGCTAAGTCTTCTGCTGGACAAGCAAACTCAGCTCAGATTGAAGAACTAGATTCTAAAGTCGATTTACTATCTAAACTAGTTTCTAAAACATTAGGTGAACTAGATGATCATAAAGAAAACTTATCATCTATAGACGATAAGAAAACACTAGATTTTAAAGACAGATTAATCGAATGTGAAAAACTCATTCTACCTTTATTACAAAACTTGATGAAGAATGAAGATAAAGAATACATCTATTGGCCAAACAGAAAGGCTATCATACAACAACAGATTGACAGATTACAAAAAATTACTAGATAGTACTTGTAACCACTGGTACACTTTTAGTATACTATATTTATTATGAACACTTATATAACTTTGCAATGGATATCTTACTTAGGATTAGTAGGTATCGCTGTTTACTATTCATTCAAGAGTGGTGAGAAGTCAGGGTCTATGTATATGTTAGAATATCTAAGAGAGAATAAGTACGAAAACCCTAATGGTGTTGAAGTACCTTTTTTAGATGATACAGGTTTCAATCGTTTCATACAACACATGAGACAGGAGAAGAAAAAACAAGGTGAGTGATTTTACAATTAATGGTAATGTAGGTGATGTATTCATTAGAATTACTAAAGATCGTGATGTACAACTTATCTTTGGTGAAGATGAAGATTCTATCTATCGTGAAGTTGAATGGGATAACCATGAAATCTACAAAGCTGGTGTACAGTTTGCAATGATGATAGATTCTTATTTAAGAAATTCAAAAGCATTAGATGATTTAATTACAACTTCTGCTACAGGTAGTATACCTGCTGAATTGATAGGTAGAGATTTACTACCAATCATGTTAGCAGGAGCAGGACTTGAAGAATTTGAATTGAATAAAGAAGAAACTGATTTAGAAAAATTTGAAGTAGAAACAGAAACCAAACCTAAATATAGTGACAATGTAATAAAAGGAAACTTTAAAAATAAGGATAAAGATAATGAAGACAAGTGATGTCTATAATGACAAACTACACCGAGGTAAACCAAGAGGATATTATGACCCATCACCGATGGAAGTTTTTTTCACAAAGGTAGGTCAAGCAATATTCAAATTTACAGATGATAATCAACATAAAACTCAAATGACAGATGAAGATTGGATTACTCATTGTGATGCAGCTAATAAGTGTGTACGGTTTGGTACATTATATGGACCGAAAAGTGTTAATGATTTTAAACCAGAAGAACTAGAGATAGTTAAAAAATTTGTAGGACAAAAAAAGAAATGGATCTAAAGACAGAAATTGATATACTAAAAGATAACATCTATGACCTTCAAGGTCAGTTACAAGCAGCTCAAATAAGAATTAAAGAACTGTTAAAAGATGTTGGTAATACTAATGAAGAATTAAAACAAGAAAGACAATTCATTCAAGAGATTACAGGTTCAATATTAGATGTGTCAAGTAAACTAGAATCTAAAATGAAATTATATATGGACAACATACCTGATGTTGTAGATTCTAAACAAATTTTAAAGGAAGGTGATTAATGGGAACAAGAGCATGGAGAAAAAAAGGATTAACTAAGAGAAGACTTAGAGCTCTTGATACATTACAGAGATATGAACCTCAATCTAAACAACAAATGAAAGAGATTGATATATTAATTGAAAGGACTAAGAATGCCAACTTATGATTTTCTAAATACAGAAACTAATGAAGTAGAAGAACACTTCATGACTATTTCTAGTAAAGAAAAGTTTCTAAAAGATAATCCACACATGAAACAAACTTATACTAAAGTCCCTGGTATTGTTCGAGGTTCAAACATGAGTATGAATGTTGATAATCATGGGTTCAAAGAAGTCTTACAAAAAGTTGGTGAAGCACACCCAGGTAGTGATGTTGCTAATGAACATACTAGAAGAAGTACTAAAGAAGTTAAGACTAGAGAAGTTGTCGAAAAACACGCGAAGATACAATCGAGAAAAAAGAAATAATTATGTTTAATCATTTAAAAGGTTATGAGTCCGTACAATTACCTACAGAAAATATAGACGGAAAAAGATATTATGTTACACCAGATGGGAATAAGTATCCTTCAGTTACAAGTGTTACAGGATTATTAAATGCTAAATGGATTAAGAAATGGAGACAGAATGTTGGTGAAGAAAAAGCTAATAAGATTTCTAGACAAGCAGCAGGTCGTGGTTCAAGGTATCACTATCTTCAAGAAGATTTTCTAAATAACAAAGACATATCTGAACAGTTATCGAAAGCTACACCATTAGACTTAATGATGTTTAATCAAACTAAATCATTAACAGAACAGATTGGTGACATCTATATGTTAGAAGGTTCATTGTATAGTGACGACCTTTGTATGGCGGGTAGAGTAGACTGTATTGCAGAGTGGGGTGGTAAAGTTTCAGTTATAGATTTCAAGACATCTACAAAAGCTAAGTCACCAAGTAAGATTAAAAATTACTTTATGCAAGAAACAGCATACGCTAAAATGTTTGAAGAAAGGTATCAAGTACCTGTAGAAAGAATTGTGACTATTGTATCAGTAGAAGAAACTGGTACAGCACAGTTGTTTGTCGAGAGTCCAGACAGCTGGGTTGACCAACTGTTAGGACTTCGATCTCAGTATAAAACTGAATATGGGTTATAGGAGTAGTGCCTAGTATATATTATGAATCTGCATACTCACATTGTAAACATGATTATTAAAATTGGTGAGAAACAACCAAAAGTAACAAACAAAATCTCAATGAGAGAGGCCGCAGAAGCCTTTACTTCCTCGCCGTGTCTACTCCATGATTGTTTTACATTCATTGGAGTATCCTCTGTTATAAATAGTTATATAAATGAAAATCATTTGATTTCCACTTATATTTATAACATTTATAACCTTACATTCACAACATCAATAAAGAAATATGGCATATAGTAAAGAAGTAGTAGAAAGATTTGAAAGCGTACTTAAAAATCCAGAAAAACATTCAGTCGGAAGATTTGATCCTAATGATAAAACTGTTATTACAGGGATGGTAGGAGCTCCTTCTTGTGGTGATGTGATGAAACTAGATATGAAAATGAAAGGTGATGTTATAGAAGATGTTAAGTTCAAAACATATGGTTGTGGTTCAGCAATTGCCTCAAGTACTATGTTTGTAGAAATGTTGAAAGGTAAAACTATTGATGAAGCTAAAGCGATTAAAGATAAAGATATAGCTGATGCCTTACAACTACCACCGATTAAATTACATTGTAGTGTACTAGCAGAAGAAGCAATACAGAAGGCAATACAAAATTGGGAACCTGATACAATGTTAGGTCATAATAACCCACCAAGTGCTGCAGATGATGCTGCTGATGTTATGTCCAATTATGATAGACCTGGTTATGATGACCCGGTATGAATAAAGCTATTATATTATACACTTTGTTTATGATATCCCACAACAACTATGGTATTGACGAAAGACAGTATGGTATATTACGAGCTTTGAAACAAACAGAAGAATCAATGACACTAAAAACTTGACCTGTGACGAATCGGTAGTATAATAGATATATGATCTTAACTAAAAAGAAGTTTACAACTTCGGTGGAACAACTAGTAATAGATAAGAAATTATCATACATAGATGCAATCATTCACTTTTGTCAACAAAATCATTTAGAACCTGATTCAGTAAAAGGGTTGATAACACCACCATTGAAAGAAAAAATAAAAGCAGAAGCTGTAAGTCTTCGGTTTTTAAAAGAAGAATCAAATGCGAAATTACCTATATAAATTATGAGACCACAAAGACAAAAATCTTATCATCAAAGAAAACATTTCAACAAAAAGAAAAAACGACATGACGGACCACCTCCTTTTGATGTAATGCTTAGACAGTTCAAAAAGAAATGTGAACGAGCAGGTATTGTAGCAGAAGTTCGTAAAAGAGAATATTACGAAAAACCTGCTCAAAAGAAACAGAGAAAGAAAAAAGAAGCTATCCGTAGAGAACAAATAAATCAATTAAACAATAACACATTAGCAAGACCTAGATTATATTAATGACAAGTCGTGAAGGATTTGACGCTTACTGTTTGTACTTAGCTATTAACAATCACTTTCATACAGAGTCGTATGATTTTTTTAAGTACAATGGTAAAGTTCCAGTAAAGTTAAATGCATTTCTAAAAAGAAATGATAAGTATCATTTTGCTAAGTTAGCTCGTGAACATAGAGATGAACTTAAAGATTTTTTAGTTGCTAATCTTTCGAAACAAAAATACTATGTAAAAAATTTATTAGATCAAGAATGTGTTGACAACTATAAAGAGTTCAAAAAGAAAAAACAAAAAATGTCATACTGTATTACACAAGACATGAGGTATCTAAAAGATTGTTATGATGATATTGATGTAGCGTTAGAATGTGGTAACGGACAACACCCACCTGTTCTAAAAGAATACTTGGGTAAAAATATCAACGCTGAAACTTTTATTTACTTTGATTATATGTTTGGTGTGTTTACAGACTTTGATGAATTGATACACGAACAATTTATATGGCCAAAAGAAAAAGAAAAATTAGTTAAGTTGAAACCATTCATAGAAATAGATAAAATGAAATTAAGAAAAGAAGTAAGAGATATATGGGTATAGCTTATATAATTGGTAATGGTCCTTCTAGAAAAGGATTAGACTTAGATACACTTGATGGAACTACATTTGGTTGTAATGCTTTATACAGAGATTACAGTCCAGATTATCTTGTATCAGGTGATTCAAATATTATAAAAGAAATATGTAAATCAGAATATCCGAAAGATAATGAATGTATCTTTCCAGACTATGACCCTATACCCATAGATATGAAAGATATAATTCTTACACAATTCGATTCTTCATACACTATTAAAGAGTCTGATTTAGACAGGTGGGAAGAATGTTGGATATTCGGACTTCAAGATGATATCTCAGATATCATGGAAGTTCATGTTGTGGGTGTAGACTCACTATGGAAAATAACGAACATGCAAGGTACAGAAGAAGACCCTAGATTTAGTGTCAACTTCTTTGCAGGAAGTCAAGCTATGGCTCAGGCTTCTATAATGGGTTTTGATGAAGTATGTCTTGTCGGTTTCGATTCAATATGGAACTTTCAAGATGATACTTATCAGAATATCTATGCTGGTACTAATGCCTATGACAGAGAGAAAGAAACTTCTCGCTTGAGGGTTGGTACAGATAATCCTAACTCACTATTAGGAACTCAAGAAGCACAGATAAAAAAAGTGATTGACAGATTTGAAAATGTCAATTATACTATATATAATGACGGAATTAAAAAACCGTTAACATACGATAGTTTTATATAATGAAATAAGTGGATAATATAATAATACAATTAAATACAAGGAGATAAAATGTCATTTAATGAATTAAAACGCAGTCGAGGCGGATTCGACAAACTTCAAACTGCTCTGGAATCAGAGACCTCAGAAAAGAAATCCTATGGTGACGATAGGTATTGGAAACCTGAACTAGATAAATCTGGTAATGGTTATGCAGTACTTCGTTTCTTACCAGCAGCTAATGGTGAAGAACTTCCATGGGTCCAATATTGGGACCATGGTTTTCAAGGACCAGGTGGTTGGTTAATAGAGAAATCTTTAACAACACTTAATCAAAACTGTCCGATAAGTGAGTACAATACTCAACTATGGAACAGTGGTGATGAAGCTCAAAAGGATCAAGCAAGAAAACAAAAAAGGAGATTACACTATGTAAGTAATGTTCTTGTTGTTTCTGATCCAACTCATCCTGAGAACGAAGGTAAAGTTATGCTTTATCGTTTCGGTAAAAAAATCTTTGAGAAAGTCAAAGATGTAATGCAACCTCAGTTCGAGGACGAGAAACCTATCAATCCATTTGATATGTGGGAAGGTGCTGACTTTAAACTTAAAGTTAGAAAAGTAGATGGATATTGGAACTATGATAAATCAGAGTTCGCAAGTCCAGCTCCTATATCAGAAGATGATTCTGTTTTAGAAGGTATCTACAATAAGCAACATTCTCTAGCAGAGATTATTGCTCCTGACCAATTTAAATCTTATGATGAATTAAAAGCTCAGTTAGACAGAGCTTTAGGATTGTCAGGTACAGAAGTATCAACAGCAACAGCTGAGTCAATATCAGATGATAACTCGGTTGGTCAAACAGCAACAGCTGATGATACACCATGGGCTGATACACCAGCACCAGTAAGTAATTCAACAGACTCAGGTGATTCTACTATGAGTTATTTTGAAAAACTTGCTAACGACCAGTAATAGAGTTATAAATACTATAACCTAATTCAGGAATATGGGAAGTGACCTTCGTGTCAGGTCATGAGTCTTTCAAGTAATCTAAGAAAGACGGGTCGGTTAAGATTGGGGAATCTTGACAATCAATGAGGAAAGATATCTGAAGCGGCAGGAGATATCGGAATTAACAGCGGGAAGCGGGGCTAGTTTTTTCACCTACTGAGCTAAGGCTAATCTATGACTAAATTCGTCTGATACTCTTTGTTTCGAAGGTGCTGATTTTTTAGTATTAGAAACAGATTGATTATTCGTTTGTACAACATTGTTAACAGTTTTAGCATCTCTATCTTTACCACCATACTCAACATCTCTAGCAGCTTCTGTAGTTTTATCCATTTGTGCTTGTAGTTCTTGACCTTTTAGTACTTCTGCTTTAATTCTAGCTTCAGAACCAGCCATAGATTCATTGAATGCTCTATTGAAAGCTTCTCTTGGTGATTCACCACCTGGTAATAAAGCTCCAACGGCTGCAGCAGATCCCTTTGCAATAGCTTTAGGGAATGCCATAACTTTCATAAAGATTGTTTTTAATTTATTCATAGCTTGTGATAATAAACCACTCAAGTATTCTCCCAAGTCTATGTTGGCCCATAAGTCTTTAATATAATTAAATGTATCAATTATATTGTCACCAAGGAAGTTGTATAAATCTTTAAACATATCTTGAAAAGAGAATTCTTCAAGTGCTGACATATCGAATCCTAACTTATCACCAATCCAAGTTACAGCTGATTTAAGTAAGTCTAAAGGCCAACCAATTAGGTATGATGTAACACCACCAAGGAATCCTGTAATACCTCCAAGTATTTGAGCAGCGAGTCCTTCACCGGTATATCTTTGAAAACCTTGTACTGCTCCTTTTAAACCCATTATTGCACCGATAATTACATTGATTGGCCAGAATATCTTACCAAGTATTTTACCAAACATACCTATTTTAGATAGTATGCCTGTAATTACTTTAATTACGGGTTGAAATACTTTACTTACTTTACCTAATGGAGCAAAAAACTTTCTAACTTTATTACCAAAAGCTGTAATCTTACCACCCATTTGTTGTAAGTTTTTCAAAGCTCCTGCTTTTAAAGATTTAGTCCATCTGTTAATACCAAAGAATGCTAATGTTTTTGCAAGTCCTTGTTTGAATCCGGCGAGGAATCCTTTAAAGAAAACTGATAATGCGACAGCTAGACCACCAAAGAATAATTTAAATACACCTTTCTTATCTGGTAAATCAGGTGCATCAATGTCAGGTGCATCAGCACCACCACCTTGTAATGCTTTTAATCTATCTGCACCTTTCTTTTGGTTCGCTTCTTTTCTTTGAAATCTAAAAAACCTTATACTAGCAAGTAATAACTTAGACAAAATACTTTTTACAAATGTCATTAATGTTTCAACACCAGGTATTGCTTGTAACGGTGCAAAAGCTATACTAAGTTTACCAAGATCATTTTTTAATGCATCTCTAGTGTTACCTAAGACATCAGCATTCTTTTGTAAACTTTCGTATTGATTTTTAAATCCCTCGGTAAATCTTTCTGATAATGTTTTAGTATTCTTATTAGCTTTATCAATTACTTCACCAAGCTTAGCTGTAATACTAGTTAACCCAGGTTCAATTGCTTCTTTAGTTTTTTTAGTTTCGTCTTTTGATTGTTGTTCTTTTTTCCCAACTTCAACATTCGAGGATTTTTTAGCTAAAGTATTACCAAGATAATCCATCTCAAATGCTGCATCGTCTATATCTTTAGAAGCTTGGCGAATGCTACTGTTGAGATCTTCAACGCTATCAACAACCTGTTCGTTACTATCAACTAACTCTTTAATGGACTTGTCTATTGGTTCGTCTGCCATGGTTTACTTACTTTGCTTTGTTATCTGAATCGTGATCTTTTGCAGCACTGTTAACATATAAACCAAACCATGCAGCACCAGCACCTACTAGAATACTAATAAGTCCTGATTGTTCGATAGATGGTTCTGGTAAATCTAAGAACCACATCACTACATAGTAAATTAAGAATATGTAAACACTTAAAAATGCTCTTGGCCATATTCTCCAAGCGTCAACTGCTTTTGCTAAAAAGATAACTTTTTGCCATGGGTTCTTTTTATCATCATGTTCAAGTTCCCATATTTTTTGTTTGAGTTCATTGTTCTCAGTAACCATCTCCATAAATTTATTAAGGTCGATCTCAACCTCATTTCTGGACATATCACCTCGAAACTCATCTCTATCTGCCATTGTTCTTTACCTCTTATTGTCTTTGTTTCATCTTTCTTTCTTCTTCTTCAAGATGTTTCATTAATAATGTAACATAGACCTCTCTCTCCCATGGTATCATATTTTCTAGTTCAGTTAAACTATAATTGTGATACTGCATCATCGCGAAGTTTGTTTGCATATAATTATACAAACTTTCGTGAGAGAGGCTTATCCGAAAAAATCCGAAATCCCCTGTAACTCTCTATCTTGTGTTTTACCACATTCACTACATTCATAAGATACTTTATTAATAAGTCTAGGCATGTCTTCAAAGAATGCTTGGATTCTTTCAAACTGTTCTGTAGATAATGATTCCATAAACTCCATCAATTCTTTTTTATCGAAATCTTCTCTAGTGTGAACTTCATCACCATCATATATTGATTCAACACATGCTGCTAACATATTAAACATATCATTACTATTTATATCAGAACTAGTGTTTTGAAGTGATATTATATTAGGATATGATAAATTTATTCCAATATTTTCTGTAAGTTCTATAGTTTTTTCTTGACTGCCTTCATGAATTATTAAATTTCTTAAATCAACTTGAACTTGAGTTCTAGCTTCTTCTTGACAATCACAACCTAATAGTAGGTCTGCTGTCTCACCAGCTGATTTAATTCTAATTTGTACGAATAACCATTCTACATCTGTTAATGGTAGATAATCTAGTTTGATTTCATCTTCATTATAAACACATGCTTTGATTAGATCGAACATTGAAGTTTGTATAGTTTTATCATCTTCACCTTCTAAAGCTGATAATAATACTTTTTGTTCTTTGACCAGAAATGGTCTAAAGTCTGCTTTCTTTTTTGTAATAGGTAGTTCTGTAGTATACCGAACTGCCTCAAGTTTAGGTAATGCCATAATTTATTCCTCAATAATAATGTATATTTATAGTCTTCCAAATAGTTTGTCTTGAACTTTCGTTTTAACTTTACTTTTAATTTTTCTTTTAAACTTATTAAATAGACCACCAAGTAAACCACCAGGTGAATTTTCAAATGATGATGACCAGGATCTAAATGCTACTGAAACTGTAAATGTTTGTATGTCTGATGCTGTTGCATCTAATGTTTGTTCTTGAATGTTTTGTGGAAATGCTTCATGTAATTCTACTTCATATACAGATAGATTATCTTGACCCATTTGTCTTATTTTTATTGAACCTGTATAGTCATCTTGATATTGGAAACCATATCCTTCATCATGAATATATTGTTGCCATAATTCAAATTTTTGTTTATCTTCAAAAGTATGATCGCACATAAATGTCATAGTAACAAGACCACCACCATAGTCAATTTTGTTTGGGTGTTTTCTCATAGGTCCACCACCATACTCAGACATCTCTGCAAAGACTATTTGTTTACCTGGTATGTTTATGTTGGTACATCTAAGTCCTCTACTTCTAATACCTGCTGGACCGAATATCTCAACTTCAAATTTATTTTGACGCACCATATTGTCAATATGAGCTGCCATAAATCTATTGATATTCATTAAAATTTACTCCTACTTTCTTTCCAAACACTATCTTTACTAACTTTTCTAAATGACTCAGTTGGTAAGAATATAGCTATTTCCCAATCTTGAGGTTCAATCAATAATAATTTAGATTGAATATGTTCTGATAGATAATGTTTAAAACATGGTTTAAAAAATCTGTATTGTGTCGCTCTCTTTAATATTTGATAAGTTAATTTAAATTTTGTGCTTCTATCATATTTATCGTTATTTGTTATATCCATTAACGAATCTAAGAACTGAGCTCTAATATTTGGAGCTATATAATGTAAATTCATACCATGAAAACCATTCTTAGCAGGTTGTACAGGTATGACTAGTGGAAATCTATCGTAATAAGGTAGTGTCTGTTTTGTTTTTGGATCATATTGAAAGTTGTACATACTACCATAAACTTGTCGAGCTCTTGTAGGACCGTCTCTAAGTAAACCGGCACGGGAGACATTGACATTACTTACTCGGTCTTGAAACCAATCCATAGAAGCTTTTGTTCTAGCAGCTATTCCTGCTCTAAAAGCTTCTTGTTCAAGTTTGTCGAATAATCTCCCAGCCATTTATTTATCCTAGAATAATGTTTTAAAATGTAATGATACAGCATCACCAATGGCGACATGATCATCTTGAACATTAGATTGTATTAATACTCCTAGACTCATTGAATCAGATAAAGCGTATTCAACATTGATACTCTTATCTTTAACACCATCATAATCTCCATAGTGTAATGTGACATCAGCAAAGTCAATGAAAGGAACAGATAAATCTACCCAATCATAGTCTGGTGCATCGTCCATACCTGAAGCATGACCTATACTTAACGCATCATATCCAAGTACTATGTATTTTTCTTCAAAATTCATAGAATCTTCTTTAGGATATCTGTAAGATATATATCCTACATCCATTGTGAATTTTCCTTTTGAAATACTATAACCACCATAAAGATCGAGTTCGACCTTTGAGTCATTATTAAAATCAATAGAAGCTGCACATGAACCAACATAGAACCCTTGTCCTAATGCTTGGTCTGCACAAGCGTATACTGAAGGTTTACCATCAGATTGTGATACACCTCTCCACATATAATCCGAACTTATTCCATACTCTCCAGAAAGAGCACTAACTGCTCCTGAGAACATAATAGAAAAAGTCGATAATAATACTAATATGTTTTTCATATATTACTCCTTAAATATTAGTTTTCATGATATAAAATCATAATGTTAATAAAGTATTTATGTCAGTTAGTAGATGTTAATATCTTTTTCTGTTAGAATTCTCCATTTCCACTTTCTATCTTTACAATACTTCATAGCTGAGTTCCATTTTGCATCATTAACTATGTAAGTTTGTACTTCTTTTAGATATCTTTTAGAAGTTCTACCTGTTTTAGTAAGTTTCTTCTTGGGATTTGGAGGTGAACATTGAACGAAAGGTTTCACTTCAATTAGTTCTTCTACTATCATATCATCTTTTGTTTTATACTTAATGTAAAAATCAGGAAAATACCTATGCACACGATTATCTACCGGTGATACATACGGTATAACAATTTCTTCTGAACACCATTTTAATATAGAGGGATTACTATCTAGATAAACCATGAATCTACGCTCTAATAAAGAGCGATAAATAATATTACTAGGGTTACCTTTATACTTATTTGGATTCTTGGGTCTAAACTTTCCTTTATAAGACATAAATAACTATAAGTATATATTACAATAGAGAATAGAGTATCAAGAATTATGAGTTTCAAAAAAGTAAAAGCAACAGCAAAAAGCTATGTAAGTTCAGTTAAAGGTGATCTTAACAATATAGTTAATGATGTTAAAAATATAGATTCAAAGATTGGTGAACTAGGAAATAAGTTCGATCAAAGAGTAGCAGACGGATTATCTGATTTACTAACAGGTCTTACAGGTATTCGTGTATCTAATATACCAGAAATATCTGCAGAAGTATTAGATATGAAAGGTAAGAATAGAGAAGCACGAGCAGCTATTCTTAATGACCCTTCAAAAGGTAGAAGTGCTGAATCACCAAGTAATAAAATAGCTTTAGCATTCCCAAAAGAATTTAGAAAAGAAGATGGTTCAGGACAACCTCTTACAAATTATATTCATTTTAGATCATTAGATAGAAATGTTAAAGACCATGCTGGTGAAGATGTATATGATATATTTTTATATGTACCTGATACTTTACAAGATAATGTAGCTGTGACTTATAAAGAAGCAGAAAAAGGTATTGTAGAAGGTATGATTGGTTCTTTGTTTATGAATGAAGACTTTGGTTCTCAAAATAGTAGAGAAGAAATACTTAATCTAATTAAATCAGGAGCTCCTGGTGGTGATTTGGTTATGCAATCAATCGGTAAAGCTGTCAATCCATTAAAGTTTCAATTATTTGAAGGTGTAAGTTTTAGAACATATTCTTATACATTTAATTTACGACCTAAGAACGCAGATGATGCTCAGTCAATACAAGAAATAATTCATGCTTTTAAACTATCTGCTTTACCAGGTACAGCAGGAGAAGCAAACAGAATATACACTTTCCCAAATGAGTGGGCAATAAGATTTAGAGGTCCTTTCAAAGACCATATTGATTATCCTTTAGTTTCAGTATGTACAGGTGTTGAAGTTAATTATACAGACGGTCAATCATTCTCTACATTTATTGATGGTGCACCCACTTCTGTTGGTTTGACATTAAACTTTACAGAAACATCTACTCTTACAAGAGATAAGTATAAAAATAAATCATCAGCATTCTTGAATGCTAATAGTGATGGTCGTGAACAAAGTCAAGAGATGGGTAGTGATGTAGTTACTACTAATGAACAAAAACGACAAGCATCAGAAAAAGCTAGAAAAGAAAAAGAAGCAAAAGCAAAAGAGAAGAAAGCAAAAGAAGCTAGAACTGAACCTGATGGTACTTCTAGAAATGGAAGACAGATAGGTCCTCCTGTCGGTAATGGTAGACAAATTGGTCCTCCAGTAGGTCCTGGGAGAGATATATAATGGCCAGAGGTTTTTTTAAACATATACCTGATATAAGGTATGACTTCAAAAGTGATGGTAAATATTTTCGTGCTAAAGATTTATTTCGTAAAGTTTCTACTTGGAGTTATCTACAAGAAGGCATCGCAGGATATAATTATTATAGAATAACAGAAGGAGAAAGACCTGATGTTGTTGCATCTAAATTGTATGGTGACTCTACATTATATTGGACTTTCTTTTTAGTCAATGAAAATTTACAAGACTTTAATGATTGGCCAAAATCAGGTCCAGTATTTCATAGATTCATAGAAAGAAAATATTCTGGTACAGCTTTAATTGGAAGTTCATCTACAGATATAGTTTCATTTAATCATACAACAGAAGTATCTAGTAAATTTCAACTAGGAGAAAAAGTTTCACAATCATCATCAAATGCTTTTGGATTTGTTACTCAAGTCGATCCAACATTTAATAGAATAATATTGAATAGTGTTGATGGTACATTTACAAATGGTACTGTAGTCGGTGCAGATTCAGAAAAAAGTTTTACAGTTACTTCTGTAGCAACTGAAAAAGATATAGTACATCATTATACAGATTCAAATGATTTAAAGACAACTGTTTCTACAGGAAATACATCAGTTTCAAATGAAGAATATGAAAGAGATTTAAATGAGGATAAGTTTTTAATTCGTATAATAGAACCTAAATTTATAGATAAAGTTGTAAAAGAATTTAAAACATTAGTTAGAGATTAGTTATGGCAGTAGGAATAGATAACTCTAAACCGGATAGTTATGAGTTAGAAATATTGACAATAGTAAATAATGAAGGTGAAGGATTTGATGTTCGTGACCTCATGATAGAATGTGTTCTAAGTGAATCAATACAATCTAATTTTTTACAAGGTCATTTAATGTTAGGTGATTCTATTAATCTTTTAGAGAACGCTAAAATATTTGGTCAAGAATCTTTAAGACTTAGATTTAGACAACCATCTGGTAAGAATGATGAAATTGATGATGAAGATGTAATCGATCAAGTATTTAGAATATATAAAGTTGGTCAATCAAGACTTGAAGATCAAACTCAAGTACTCATGTTATTCTTTACAGCAAATGAGTTTTTAGAGTCTAGAAGAAAAAGAGTTAGTCAAGCACTAAGAGGTTCAATGACTAACATGGCTGCTTTGTTAGCAGAGGATCATTTAGGTATTAAAAATGAAACTGTAAAAGAAAAATTAATACCTCATTTCGAAGTAAGAGAAAAATCACAAGGTGATAATTATCATGTAGTCATACCTAATTGGACAGTAAACTATTCAATAAATTGGTTGTGTTCACAATCACAAGGTATTGATGAATCATCAGGACTACAAGATTCTTTTTATTGGTATCAGACAGCTAATGGTAGTTACAGAATACAGTCATTAGCAAGTATGATGTTGATTGATTACGCTGGTGGTAGACCATTTACATATTCACAAGCTGTAGCAGCAGATAGTACTAAAGATGTACCTGCTGATTCAACCGAGGAAACTATTGGTGCTAGTAGAAGAATATTATCGTATGAAATAACTAATCATGCTAATGTATTAGAAGCTACTGTCAAAGGATTATTTGGGTCTAAACAAACTACTATAGATAATACATATCAATTTTTTACAGAAAAGTCTTACAGTTTTTTAGAAAAGTTTTATGGTGGTCAATCACAAGCTATTGAACAACATCCTTTTGTTAGAGTAGAACCAGAAGTTTTACATATTGGAGAATCATCCGATGAAGGAGAAGTTGCTATATCAGGTTCAAAAGAAGGTAATTCAATTAGTTCTTATCATGATGCTCATCAAATATTAGTTAGTGATCAATCTTTTGTGAATGATGAAAAAAATAATATTCATCAAGCTAATCATCAAATACATTTAGGTTCACATCAATTTAGAGCAGCTGCAAATGAATTATTAAATTATCATTCAGTAGATTTAGTATTGTCAGCAAGAACAGATATCTCAGTTGGTCAACTAATTAATTTAGATATACCAAACCCTAACCCAGGACAAGATGAAGTAGACCCTAAATTTTATAATGGTAAACATTTAATTACACATTGTCAATGGATTTTAGGACCCTCATCATGTGATTTAAATGTAAGATGTATTAAAGATTCAGTAATTAATAATATTGAAACTACAGCTTTAGAATATGGAAAAACAATATAATGTTAAAATATCAAGGTAAAACAGGTTTCATTTGGTTCACGGGTGTCGTAGAAGATAGAAACGATCCTTTGTTCCAAAATAGAGTTCGTGTTAGAATACACGGGTCTCATACTTGGGAAAAACAAATGATAGCAACACCAGACTTACCATGGTGTCAAGTAATGATGCCTGTAACAACACCTTCTGTATCAGGTCTTGGTACATCTCATCATGGGTTAGTTGAAGGTTCTACAGTCATGGGTTTCTATAGAGATGGTGAAGAAATGCAAGATGCTGTCGTGATAGGATCTTTTTCAGGTATTATGACTGATATCTATAGAATAGATGAACAGATAGATGATAAAGGTACACGAACATTTACAGAAGTTAAAAGAACTACAAAAGAAGGATTTAATGATCCTAGATTAAAAAGTGTTTCTGAATACGAAGGTACACCTGACGGACCTAATCCAAAACACATTAATAGAAATTATGGCCTATCATTAGACCTCGAAACATCACCTAGAAGATTTGGTGAAACAGAAGGTTCATCTTATCCGAAAAAAGAATATAAAGCATCATCAAGTGTAAACTATTTGGCAAGAGCAACAGACTATGCTTCTGAAAATAGTAATCCAGTAAAAGATATATATCCTATTCTTACTTTAGATACTCAGGAAGGTCCTGGTTTAGAAAATTTAGAAGTAGGTAAAACTGAAGGTGAAAATAATACAGCTCTTAGAGATGTTACAACATATTTAAAACCGAAGTATCCTTTCAACCATGTTCACGAAACAGAGTCAGGTCATATAATAGAATTAGATGATACACCTGATTATGAAAGAATACATCTTTATCATAGAACAGGTACAAGAGTTGAAATAGATAAAGAGGGTAATTATGTAGAGAAAATTGTAAAAGACAAATATTCTGTAGTAGCTGGAAATGATTTTGTTACAATTACAGGAGATGTTGTTGTAAATATAACAGGTAACGCTCACATGAATGTTACAGGTGACAGTACAAGTACAGTTGGTGGTAATCTTAAAGCTACTATAACAGGTACAAGTGATGTAACTTCTGAAGGTAAGATAACAATTACAGGTAATGATACAACAGAAATTATTTCAGATACAACAATTACAGGTAAACTTCATGTTACAGATGAACAAACTAATGATTCAACAATTACAGCTACTGATAGCATAACAGGTAAAGAGATAGTTCTTGATACACATACACATACAATAAGTTCAGGTTCGTCTGCTGGTAAAACAGAAGTACCTGATTAATTGACATAAATAATAGTATGGCACAGTTTAATAGTAAAAATAAAAGTTCTAGAGTAGCAAGAAGGTGGTTTACTGATATTGATACTAACTTTACATTGCATCCTCAAAGTGGTGATATGTCGTTAAAACAAGACCTCAATGCTGTAAAAAGATCAGTAAGAAATTTATTATCAACTAATCTTTACGAGAGACCATTCAAACCTAGTTTAGGTGTTGATTTAAGAGGTATGTTATTTGAATTATCTACAAGTTTTGTTGGTACAGATGTTTTAGAAGATGATATCAAAGCAGTTATAAATAAATTTGAACCTAGAGCTCAAGTAACAGATGTAGTTACATTTTTAGAAGGTAATAGTTTAGATGTATCAATGTATTTTACTGTTCAAAATGACCCGGCACCACACGAAATAAATATAACTTTAGAGAGAGTAAGATAATGGCAACGATAAACAGTTCAAACATTAACATAACAGATTTAGACTTTGAAGATGTAGAAAGTAGTCTTAAAGAATATCTTAAAGGACAAACAACGCTTAAAGATTATAACTTTGAGGGTTCAAACTTAGCTACATTAATTGATCTCTTAGCATACTCAGCTCATACATCAGCTTTCAATGCTAATATGGTAGCATCAGAAATGTTCTTAGACACAGCACAGATTAGAAAGAATGTAGTATCAAGAGCAAAAGAATTAGGTTACACACCTTCGTCTAGAACAGCTGCAAAAGCTAAATTCGATTTAACAGTAACTAGTCCAAGGGTCGGTGGTGTTGTTCCTTCTAGTTTAACAATTAATAGAGGACATGAATTTACAACAGTCTTTGACGGTACATCATTTACATTTATTGCATTGGATAATAAAACAATAAGTCCTGATGGTGGTACATTTACTTTTAAAGATTTAGAAATATTTCAAGGTAAATTAACTACAGATATTTACAGATTTGATAATCAAATTTCAAATCAAAGATTTGCTTTGTTAAATTCTAATATCGATACAAGTACAATTAAAATTAATATCACTTCAAATAATACAGTTACTGCTTGGACGAAAGCAGGTGACTTAACAGGTATCAATTCTTCATCAACTGTTTTTTATGTTCAAGAAAATGACGAAGGTTTATTCGAAGTATATTTTGGAGATGGTATTATAGGTGCTCAACCTAAAGATGGTGATCAAATTTCTATATCATATCTAGTAACAGACGATACACATGCAAATGGTGCTAGTACTTTTTCTATGTCAACATCTATAAGTGGTAATTCTGATGTTGTATTTACAAATACTGTAAGTGCATCAGGTGGTAAAGATATAGAGACAACAGATCAAATTAAATTTTCAGCTTCTAAATTTTATACTTCACAAAACAGATTAGTAACAGTACAAGATTATAAAGCAAAACTACAAGAACTTTATCCTGGTGCAGATTCAATTGCTGTATGGGGAGGTGAAGATGCTGATCCTATACAATATGGCAAAGTATTTGTTTCACTTAAACCATCTCAATATTCAAACAATTTAACAACAGCTGAAAAAACTGATTTAAAAAATAGTCTTTCTAAATTAAGTGTATTGACTGTAAGACCTGAAATTGTTGATGCTGAAATATTACAAATATTAATAACAACTAATTTTAAATATGATCCTACTAAAACATCTCAAACTAAATCAGCTTTAGAAACTTTAGTAAGAGCATCTATTATCTCTTATGATAATAATCAACTATCAGGATTCGATACATTGTTTAGACATTCACAATTAACAGGACAGATAGATAATACAGAAACTTCTATTCTTTCAAACATTACAAATATCAAATTAAGAAAAAATTACACGGCAACTGTAGACGGTACAAAGTCATCTATTAAATTAGATTTTGGTAACGCAATTTACAATCCACATTCAGGACATAATGCAGACAGTGGTGGTGTATTAACTTCAACTGGTTTCTTTATCTCAGGAGATACAAATAATTATTTCTTTGATGACGATGGTAAAGGTAATGTTAGAAGATATTACTTAGACGGTTCAACAAGAGTATATGCTGATAATACAGCAGGTACAATAACATATTCAACAGGTGTGGTAAGTATTAATTCGTTGACATATAGTTCAACATCTAATACAGATACATCTATAGATTTCACAATTATTCCCGATTCGAATGATATTATTTCGTCAAGGAACCAATTGTTGGATATCACAGCTTCAGAAGTCTCAGTAACGGGTACTGCAGATACTGTAGCAAGTGGTGAAACGAGTGCTGGAGTAGGTTATACAACCTCATCTAGTTACTCTTAAATAATGGTCCATGTATATGCATGGAGTAGAATTCCCTCATGGTGAGGGTTTTAACAATGCTAATAAGAGGAAACGAAAATGGCAGATAAGAAAATAACCGCACTCACGGATTTGAGTACAGGAATAGCAAGTGCTGACTTGTTGCATGTAATTGATGACCCTTCTGGAACTCCAGTAAACAAAAAGGTTTCAATAGAGAATGTAACTAAGTACCTTCCTAATTTCTTGGCGTTTGCACAATCAGAACAGTCTTTGACTGGAGCTGGAGCTGCAGATGTAACAAGCATGGTAACAGCTTTCACAACTGATACTGATAACTCTGGTAATAACGCAGTAACATTAGCTAATGGTATTGCTGGTCAGTTAAAAATTCTTTACACTAAAGTAGAGACTTCTTCTGGTCAAACAACTGTTGTAACACCAACTACATTAGCTGGTTACACAACTATTACTTTTGATGCAGTAGGTGATAACGCTTTACTTTATTACTCAGCGATTGGTTGGGTGATGATTGGTGGAAACGCTACATTAGCTTAATAATTAACGATGCCAATATTTCATGACAGAATAGCTGATCAGATTGAAGAACTTCTTCCTGAGTTTTATCAAGAAGAAGGACCTCGGTTTGTCTCTTTTTTAAAGTCTTACTTTGAATTTTTAGAGAAAGGTCAACTTGTTTATAAAGATGC